GACCCAACTCAGGATTATCCCCGATGACCCTAACCAGCGTGAACTAGCGGTAACTGGCCGTGATGAGCCAAGATTAGAAACGATCGTGCCAGTTGATGCGTTGTCGTTTGGGGCTGAGGTGGGGGGCTGGGCGCTTGAGCATCTCGGCATGCAACTTATGCCTTGGCAGCAGCGTGTTATTGATCGGCAGTTGGCGTTTGGTGTTGACGGCGATTTTTTGCATCGCATTTCTTTAGTTAGCACGGCTCGGCAAAACGGTAAGACGGTTGCGTTAACGGCGCTTGTGGGTTGGTGGTTGACTGAGATGCCTAAGCATCGTGGGCAGGCTCAAACCGTGTTGACTACCGCTCACCGACTTGATTTGGCAGTCATGCTGTATGATCGTTTGGCTGACATTCTTAAATTAAAGTTTGGTGCTACGTGTCGAGCTAGTTATGGGCGTAATAGTGTAACTATGCCTGACGGGTCTTTGTGGTTTGTGCGCGCCGCCAATAACTCGGTTGGTCACGGCATGTCTTGTGACCTGATCGTGGCTGACGAGATTTGGGATATTGGCACTCAGGTTATTGACACAGGTTTGTTGCCAAGTCAGCGCGCTCGACGGTCACCGTTGTTGTCGTGTTGGTCAACGGCAGGCACAGAGGCAAGCACCGCAATGCAACGTTGGCGTGAGCAGGGTTTGCGTGCCATAGATCGTAAAGAGCCAAGCAGTCTTTATTTTGCTGAGTGGTCGCCACCGCCGGACATATCGCCTATGGACAGTCGCGCATGGCCGTGGGCTAACCCAGCGCTTGGCACAACGCTCACACAAAAAACGATTGAAGCTGAGGCAGACAACCCTGACCGTGCAGCGTTTCTACGGGCGTCATGCAACCTATGGGTCGCGTCAGATAAGTCGTGGATTGCACCGGGTTTGTGGCCCGAGCTCGAATACACAGACCCAATGCCCGAAGGCGGCACGGTCGCTATAGAAACCAGCATGACCGACGACCGATATTTTGCAACCCGAGCAGTCGTGCTAGACGATCGCCGTACCGTAGTCACCGTCGAATTTGTCGCCGACACATACAGCGAAATGCTGACCCATGTTGAGCGCCTAGCCAAAAACACGGCAGTCAAATTTGCAATCTCACCGTCTATAGATATTCATTGGCCGTTAGCGCTCGAGCGCCGCAGGGCAGTAGTTGGCTACGGCGAAATCTTAAAATTTACGCCACGCATCAAATCAATGATTAACGAAAAACTATTGTGGCACACAGGCGAAACCATGTTGGCCGAACACGTGCAACGCGCCGTCGCAGTCAGATCACAAAACAGCATCGCACTATCTAGCCAACGATCACCCGGCCCGATCGAGTTAGCGAGGTGTTTAGTTTGGTCAGCCGCGCTTGCGTCACGACCAACTTCATCAGGCAAACCTATGATCGTTGTCGCTAGTCGCTAATGTGTCTAGTGGGTGGCCGTTGTAATCTATTACTTTTCCGGTACGGGCAGCGGCCACCTATACACAACAGGTAAAAGAATTGGTGGCATACTTAGCGCATGGCAATCTTTAACAGGTCAATAAACAAAGCGGCAATATCACCGCAGCCAACTAAAGCAGCCGCAGCCGGTGGCACGTTTTACCAAAACAACAACGCAGGCGCACAACTTGTCGGTCAATATTATTCCTACGTTGAAGGCACAGCACGCAACCGCGCAATGAGTGTGCCAACAATTAGTCGAGCGCGCGATCTTATGGCAAGCGTCATCGGTTGCATGAATCTAAAAATGCTGACGGAATTGTGGAACGGTAGCGAAATGGAAAAGATACCGTTAGCGCCACGCACATGGTTGCGACGCATAGACCCAAGCGTGCCAAACAATTTTATTATGTCATGGACATTTGACGATTTGTTTTTTTTTGGTCGCGCGTTTTGGTACATAACAAGTCGCACCGCTGACGGTTATCCGGCGTCATTTACTCGACTACCTGCAGCAATGGTGCAGACACTTGATCAGGCTGGCCCAGTTTGGTTTGCACCGTCAAAAGACATTGTGTTTAACGGCGGCGGTCTAGACCCAAACGACGTTGTGCAATTCTTGTCTCCGATACAAGGCATTATTTACATGAGCGAAACAGCCGTTGCCACAGCGTTAAAACTTGAGGCGGCACGTTACCGCAACTCAAGCAGCGCAATACCGGCAGGCATTTTGCGTCAAACAGGTGGCGAACCATTAAGCGCACAAGAATTAGCCGATCTTGCAGCAGCGTTTAACGCCGCACGCGAAACAAACCAAACAGCCGCACTAAACGAGTTTGTTACCTACACAGAAACGTTGACCAGCCCTGACAAAATGTTGCTGATTGACAGCGCCGAATTTCAAGCAATGGAAATGGCTCGACTTTGCAACATACCGCCATACCTTGCTGGCATCAGCGTCGGGTCATATTCTTATCAGTCAAGCGCTGAGTCGCGCATGGATTTGTGGACATTTGGCGTACGCGCTTACGCCGATTGCATCGCTGGCACACTTAGCCAAAACAACATTTTGCCAAACAATACGTTTGTCGAATTTGACGTTGAACAATATCTCACCGGCGAATACTCAATGGGCGACGATCGAGATACACAAACCGAAACAAACGAAAGAGTAGTATCACCAACATGATCAGATTAACCCCTTCACAGATCACGGTTGACGCAGCGGCGGCAGAGGGTTTGCCGTCGCGCTCAATCTCAGGCGTAGCAGTCACATACGACGAAACAGCGACCGTAAATGACGGCACTAAGGTACGATTTTTGCAAGGGTCGTTGCCAGTCACGGGGCGCGACCCAAAAATTCTTGGACAGCATGACAGCAATCAGATTGTCGGCAAAGTAGTTGAGCGTGTGGACACGCCACAGGGCATGATGTTTACGGCCAAGATCAGCGCCACTCGACTGGGCGACGAATATATGACCCTTATGGCTGACGGCGTTATTGACGCAGTATCGGTAGGCGTTACACCTACAAAATTTAGTTACGACGAGGAAGGCGTGATGATCGTTGAGTCGGCTACGTGGTCAGAATTGTCGCTCGTCAGCGAGGGCGCGTTTAGCGGTGCAGTTATTACCGAAGTGGCGGCCAGCGCACCCGACGAGCCAGCCGTTGAGAGTATCCACGAAACCGACCCAGCAGTAGAGTTAATATCAGATCAAGAGACAACAAAGGACACAGACATGAGCGAAGCAAAAGAAACAGCAGTAGTTGAAGCAGCACAAGCAACCACAGAAAAATTGTGGGCGCAACCTGCACGTAAATTTAATTTGCCAACACCCGGCGAATACTTTGCAGCAATGCACATTGGCGGCACAACATTTGAGAACGTTGCACGCGCAACTAACGAGTTTGTTAAGTCAAACCAGTCAGCGTTGCAAGCAGCCGCAGGCGACATTGCAACAACTGATACACCGGGTTTGTTGCCAGTTCCAGTTCTTGGGCCAGTCTTTCAAGACCTTAACTTTATTCGCCCAGTTGTCAACGCAATTGGCGCTCGAGCCATGCCAAACAACGGTGCATCAAAAACATTTGTGCGCCCAACCATTACAACGCACACATCAGTAGCGACGCAATCAAGTGAATTTGCTGCAGCGTCAGCAACAACAATGGTTATTGCTAGCAACAGCGTTACTAAAACAACTTTGGCTGGACAAGTAACTTTGTCGATTCAAGACGTTGACTTTACCGACCCAGCATCGCTCAACATCATTCTTAATGACCTCGTTGGCCAATACATGTTGGCTAGCGACAACGTTGCAGCAGACGCAATCACCGCAGGCGCTACAGCGTCAGGCTCAACATGGACAGTTTCAAGCACAGACCCATCATCATTGTTTAATGCGCTTTACACAGCCGCATACAACATTTTGACTGCAACAAACTTCCTACCTGATCATTGTTTTGTTGATCCAAACGTATGGCTATACCTCGGCAAGCAATTAGACGCTGACAAACGACCAGTATTCCCGTACGTTGGTGCAGCAGGATTGCAAGGCATGAACGCAGCAGGCACAGCAAACATCACACAAATGTCAACTTTCAATCCATTTGGTTTGACACTTGTTGCCGACAAAAACTTTGCGTCATCAACTTTGGTTGTAGCACGAGGCGAAGCAATAGAGTTCTACGAGCAAGTACGCGGTTTAATGTCAGTCGAGTTGCCGTCAACACTTGGCCGTAACTTCTCGTACGCAGGTTACGTATCAACCTTTATTGCAGACAGCACTCAGGTTCAATCAATCCTGATCGCTTAGTCGTAGGCGGCAACACCGCTTATGGCAACTTACGCAACAGCCAGCAAACAGTTACTAGATAACTACGCCTGCATATCTACGCTCGAGCCAACCGACATACAAGTTGGCGACACCGTAGTTGTAGGCGCGTTAGGCGCACCGTTTAACGGCACGTTTACCGT